CTGCGTTTGTATTGTATGTAACTCTCTCTGGAGCAACTCTTGTCCATGCACGAATGCGACTGCCATCTGTTGATGAGTAGCTGTCTAAAACAACGCCATAGGCATATCCTGTGAATAATAAATCCTCAGCCAGCCAGGTATAAATTGCAGATCCAGCAATTCGAGGATCTGGTTGCATAATTGAACGCTGTGGTCGCAAATGTTCTCTTGTGAAATGATTATAACTTTCGATTGGTAGCGATCCAACTGTGCTACAAATAATGTTGCGTGCTCTTGCAACTGATGGCACTGACATGGCTTGCTCACGTGATGCAGTTTGTGCACCTAGAAATAAACCGCCAAAGGCTTGCTGTAAATTGAAAGGTATTGCAGCAGCTTCAACATCTGTGGTTGATACTGGTGCCTGATTTGTTACAAAGCGATCAAAGATTCCCATTGGCGTATATTATACCTTATGTCCGCTTTATCCGATTTGTACATCAACCTCAGTTTCGACCTGTGTCGCAAAGTATGAAACGAGAGCTGTGGCAACGGCTGCACAAACTGCAACCCTTGATGCCCTTCTACCAATAATCCAAGCCCCATCGCCAAAAGGTAATCTTGCAGCTGATAAAACCTGTTGAGTTAATTCTTCTTGATCTCCATGCTGTAAACGATGGCTGTTAATCGCTCCGAGCCATCTGTCGCAGGATTCGCTGTAAATCGCCCCATCCATATCGCTGGTAGGAATTCCTGCTTGCTGTAATCGGCTGGCAACTGCAGCAGCTGTCCTTTTGCTGTAAGCAATAGTTTCCACCTGGTATTTTCGATAATAGGGCGCAACATCGTTGGCAATTGCTAAATCGTTTAATGAAAAGTCATTTGCCCATGTATGAAGCAGTTGCACGTAAAATCTTTCTCCTGGCAATCTTTGAGCAGCGACTAATGCTCCAAATTTACGATCTGGACTTAAATCTAATCCCATCCACATTGTTTTCTCTGGATCTAGTGGAATTGGCTCAATTGCACATGATTGCCATTTTTGTGCATCTACGACTGAATTGATCGTATCTACCCATTGACAAAATACTTCTGTCCTTACAATGTCCGGCGGATCATTAATCACTGACCGCAAATTATCTTGATGAATTGTAATTCCCAATGATGGATTGGCTTGAGCGAACGCTTCCCAGTTCGGCTCACCTGACGGAAGGGTGATAGGAGCGTTAGGTTCTGCGCTCCATTCAAACCAACCAATGTCATCATTTGCACCTCCAGCAGCTGCTAAGGCTCTACTGCGTAAAGAATTCAAAACTATGCTGTGTTGGTCGCCAGCGTTGCTATAAATCCAAGTTTGCGGATTTTTTGCACTTATCATTGTGTAACGCATGCTTGACCACGCATCTTGATCTTTATATTCTCGCAACTCATCCATGTGGATTGTTTCAGGTTTGGAAATACCACGTGATGCGTTATTGCTTGCCTTAATTACAATTCTTCTATTGCCTTTAAGTTCTAATTCTTCTGCGCCATGTTGCCATCGGATCTTTTTGACCTCGGATGCAAGTTTGTCATTCTCCTCGATTAAAGCAATTATCTGTCTGAAGGTTTCCAGGGATGTTGTAAGTCGATGAGCCGATGCAAGTTGTAAGCCTTCGCCCCAAACATAAGCACCCGTCAGCATCCTAAGCATCATAAATGTGGACTTGCCATTCTGCCTGGCTATGACCAGCCCATTTTCAGAATGATGCCATCTACCATCTGACTTGATCTTGTGCCCATGAATTGCAACAAACTTTTGCCATTCCATAAGTGGGATACCCACTTCAGCTGCAAAGTCGATCATCTCTTGCCCTTTAGACGGCAAATCATTGAGTTTGGAGTGAATTCGAGGAGTTGGCACACCTCCTATTGTCGATTGAGCCCGATTGGTCTGGGTATCGCCCAGGATAGGCTTATTCATTACGATTCAAAAGGATCGTGCCCGATTGAGGTGTTTTGTCGGTTAGAAAGATCAATGGGGGTCGGTGGTGTCCTGCGACTAGCAAAAAAACGCCCCCCCTTACTATAATTACAACGAGCACACGCTCCTACAAGGTTGTCATCACTATCTAATCCTCCAAGCCTTCTTGGAATGACATGATCTACTGTATCAGCCTCTTGTCCACAGTACTGGCAGATGAACCCATCCCTACGAAGTATTCTTTCTCTTGTCTTACGCCATGTTCTAGTACCAACACCTTGCTTAGCCATCAGTACCAGCCCTTCTTTTTATGGAAGGCGAGCGCATTACATGCTGTTTGATGTCTGTGTTTAATGTACTTCAAACCTTGATCAATCTGATAAATAGGATCTTTGCTCTTTAGGTTTAACAGCTGTGGTATTCCATAAGCACTGCTCTTTGGATTCTTTGCTTTGTAGTTCCATCTTGATTCTTTATACCAAAGATCACTTAGACAATAGAATTCAGTAAAGTTGTTATTTAACTGCACAAATGCATATTGTTTATAAACGTTTATATTAGCTGCTTGTACTGGCTCTAAGGCTAGTAATTGGCTCACAATCATAGCTGTGCCAATTAGGTGCCACCTTGCGAGCCATCCCCTTCGGGGCTCGCCTTTTCGCCCTTGAGGCGAATGTCTTCTAAAGGTTATCATATACAGTCAAGTCCTTTCATCATAAGTGCAGGTCAGACGGCGTGGCGTTACTCCTTACAAGCACCGCATTTATTAAATTGCATCTTCCAGCATCCACATAAATGGCATCTCTCAACTTCTTTGTCCATAATATCTTCCTCTAATCTTGCGCCTTTGCGATAGCATTTTTGGCATTCTGCGATAACTACTCCTGGCACTGTATCCCAACCAAATTCAATCTCGAAGATAGTTGATTTCTTGCAGGCATTACATTTCATTACCGCAGCTTCTATCATGGCTTAGAGCCCCAGCCCTTGCCTTTAAAGATTGCTGGCGTTGCCTGGTAAACCTGCCTCATGACCGCACCGCATGTTTGACATAACGGATTGGAGTGCACAATCGGCAGGCTGTACTCAATAACGATTTCTTCGCCAGGACATTCGTAATCGTATTTAGGCATGGTGTCCATATGCAATTGTGTTGATTACTCCACATCCTACGCATGTAAGTATGCCTTCAACATGCACCATTCTTGGATCGTTGCAAAGTTCGCAACACTCATTAAGCGGCACGATGTCAGGTACGACTGTTCCATTGGAGTTAAATCTGATGCGTAAGCCATCAGGTTGCACAATTTCTAGTTCGCCCATTTATTTATCCTTATCGGGATCTGGAAAGTAAAACTTGCCATTGGCAGTTATCTTTGCCCACTTAGGTTCGCATTGATCAGCTTTAACTTTCTCAACACAAACATAACCCTTGAATGGACGTCCGGTCTTTGATGTGCCTTCTTTCAATAGCATTTGACCATGTTTACAGCTAAAGGATTCGCTTACCTTCTCAGCATTTAATGATTGTGCAACATCATCAACTGACCAGGCAAGAGGTGTTGGATCTTCTAACTTTGGTGCAGTCCAGTCAGGAGTTGCAGTTGCTCTAAGTGCATCAACTACAGCTGCTGATCGAGATCCAGGTGCTCCATACGTAGGTTTGTCATTTGCTTTGACCACCTTCTGCATTTCCTGCAACGATGGACGTTTTCCTTTTGTAGCGTATCCTGCATTTGCCAAAGCCCGACCAATTGCAGAAGTTTCGCAATTCTCCAGAGCAGAAGTTTGATTAACACCCCTCTGTGCCACTGTTTCTTCAGCGATACCAGTCGTCCAGCATTTCGCATCAGCCTCAGTTCGATAAAGCCTAGCCATAACAATAAAGCGATCTTTCGATGCTTCCAGTAATTCAGTTTCAATGCGCCCATCTTCATGTTCCTTCCAGAACTTTTCCAATCGTGCTTCGACTGGTTCGTAATCATCTAAATTAAAACCCATAATCTATCTCCTGTTTCCCTTGTCGGTATTCCTGTTGGGCACGAAGATCCCAAGTGCTCCCATCATGCCAAGCCTCCATGCTGTGTCTGCATTTATCGCAGTAGGCTCTTTGTAAGCCGTTTTGGCTTGTTGAGATCCAGGTCGATGGATTCTGACCTTTGATCGTATGCGCTCCATACTGCGCTTTACAATAATCACACCAAACACTGGCATTAGAATTTCTCTTGATCGTCATCTAATTGACCTCTGAGAACGTCTTCGTAGAATGCAAGGTATGCGACTGAATCGACAACACTGTCGTGATGTGATGGCGTTTCAACCAAACGAGCGATCTTGACCCCTGCCATGCAAAGGACAACTTGGTGCGCCGTAATTGGGAACTCCAAGATTGCACTCCACAGCTCTGCAATTCGTTTGTGGTTGGTATAAGGAGATCCATAAACTCGACCTCGGTCTTGTATGAGTAATCTTGCCTCATCAAAAATTGCTTCACGATTAGCGGACACTTCTTGACACTTTCATGCCTTGTTCGTATCCAGCACGCCATGCTGCATCAGTCA